TCATATATCCATCTTAGAGTAATGACAGAAGGAGAAAATTACTATTTTGGAGCAGTTCAAGATAGAAAATCAAGGGAGGATAAGATTGAATATTTTGAAGAGGATGATATTCTTTTGAAAGAAGAAAGGGAAGAAGTGCAAGAAGAAAGCGAAAAGGAAGAATCTCAAGAAATTGAGATTCCAGATGAAAAAATTGAGATGAATGTTTCAAATCTTGGAGAAAATTTAGTTTCAAATTTATTCAAGAATGCTTCAGAAAAACTTTTACTTGTTGGATACTGAGAAACTATATTATCAAGATAATCAGCGGAAAATGAACTAGAACGTAAAATATGTGTTGCGGATTGATAAGTAAGAGCAGGAACTTTTAAATCGTATTTGAAACATGCGGCAGAAATTTTTTTATAGAAATCTTCCCAATCAGCACGAGGATAGTGCGTCATTTCAAGAAGTGCAACTTCACAATTAACTCTTGTAGCTTCCTTCGTCGGTTGTGTACATGTGATCCAGTTTGTCATTTCGTTAATAGAATTCATGTCAAGCGGTGCGTAAATAGTAGAATTGCGTTCAACAAATTTTCGTTTTAAATATTGGACTTCGTTAAGCGGTACGTAATCAAGAGAAACAATTCGTTTAGTAGCGTCAGTGTATTCAATACCAATAGAAGAAAAATAATCAGAAATTGTGTTCATGTTAAACCAGGGGACCATGGGCGAAACCGTTGCCAAATGATCATCCCCATACGACTTAAATTTGACTAATTTAGAAAAATCACGAAACAGATAAAGGGCCTCTGCCTCGCCAATAACTTTTTTAGCAATAGAAAGAAAAGCAATGCGGAAAAGAAGTGAATTAGCTATGGAATTACCCACAGCAGTGATTGGAACACCCGAGGGCATCCCATGATGAATTCGATACAAGGAATTATTGCAAAGGTGGAGAGAACTCGCCATGGCAGTCATCAGGTTACGACGAATAACCTGATTCTCATCGCTGTCGTTATAGAAACCGTTAAAAACGTCAGCGACCGCCATCAGAACTTGATAAGGCATACGTTTGTCATACGCCCCATAATCTCCAGCAATCCAATTATCCCCACAAGAAGTGAGATCCAAATACATTGCGCCCCAGTCATCACTGTGAGGGTTTATTCCCACAGAGACCTCTCCTGAGACACAATTTTCCATCAAATGAGCCATTGCAACCATGTAATATTTCCGAACAAGTAGAGTTAAATCCAGGGACCCGCAGGAGAAAACACGTGTTTTACCTTCACGTACCTTCTCTTTTGGTCTGCGTTCGTCCTTTAACGTGTCCAGAACAACAAAATTTGGAATAATATTGCGACGTAATTGTGATTCTCGTTCCTTAACTACAGTTTGAAGAAACTCACCCATGCGGTAATTAGGATGAGTCCCCTCGAGATAATCAGTTTTGCGACCTTCAAGACAATATGGATAACCTGCAGAAGTAGATAAGTCAATGCGTTTAATGAGAGTTCCCGGTTTCCCGTTAATCATCTCATACTCAGAGAGCAGCGCACGACACGTTTTGTAAGAAGAATGGTAGGAATTAATACAGCTCACAAGATCCCGGACAGCTAAGTCAAGAACCTCGCGATCTATATGGTGGTCAACCGTCAAGCCTTTGGAAATACCTAGGGCCATCGGATCAACACTTCCGTTCCTACGGAGCAAAGAGGGGGTTGTCACCGGTTCAGCAACTTCCCCATGAATAGCAGACGGTACAATTTTCGTTTTACTTGGCATGAATGCGGTGAGTCTATCACCCACAGTCCCATACAAATCCAGATTGGACTCATACGTGACCGCAGGATCCATAACACCAACTTTGACGTAACATTCGTTTAGGCGTACAGTTTTTGGAAAAAATTTCGTGAGAACAGAAAAAAGATATTCTTGACTAAGGATATTACACCATCCCTGCCCAGAAGTCCCAATTATGTGAAACCCAATTATCTTGCGCGGCGACATTTTGTCAGAAACAAATATCGGAGCACCGCAATCACCAGCAACTGTGTTGCCGAGATATTTCGCAGCGCTATCTTGCACAGATACTTGAGTATTCCCAACATCAGGACTGGTCCAGTGCTCAACCTGACTAGCCATTTCAAAATCGGTTACATTGACGTAAGCCACAGTGTTCGCATTGTGAATGCGCAACAAATAGCCCTCGTCATATTCATCGATTCTGTCTTGATCAGTCATGAAGAACTTGACAATGTTCCGACACGGCGGTAGGTCGGTGAGCGAGACAAATACAATATCCTGTTTTTTATCAATGAAATGCGTAAATTTATTTAACTGAAATGTATAATCTTTTTGTTTAGCGGAATTTAAAATAATGTCAATTTTGGAAAATTCGTGTTCGTGACCAGAAAAGAGATGATTCGGAAAAATTAAAACATTTGAACCTATGAAAATACCTTGAAC